TAACGTTCTAGAAGACACTCTTAGGAGCGCATCGTCTCTTACCCCACCAATATCGGATTTAAACCCGTCTAGAACCATGCGGACTATCTTCTCCATGACTTCTTTCTCGAAGGAACTAGAGTCGGACCTGATCACCTCTAAACCTTTGAAGTCGTAGTCGACCTTATAACCCTTCTTCTCGTCCCAGAATGATCTGCCGGCATAATTCTTCTTCGCTATCAAAAGAAATGAGTCGTATATCTTCTTGACGCCAAGACCACTGGGCGCCGAAGACAGTCCATAAGCCCTCTTAAAGTATTCAGACAGCATCTCATTCAATTTATCAGCGATGTCTTTAGCTTCCTTGACGGCATCTTCCTTGTTCCTGCTCTTAAGGGTTACGAAACTGCTGTCTGTATCTCCGTATGCTAGATCATAACCATAGGCATTAAGGTACGACTGAATCTGCTCGATCCCTATTCTGCCTAAGATTGCCGTGGCCGCTGAACATTCCTGTCTATAAAGTCGGAATGAGGGGTAGTCCATGACGCCATAGATTGCATTAGTCATCTTCTTGATGTTGAAGATCTTACGGTACCACATCTTGATCTTGACTTCGTCCTTGGCCTCAATCGCCTTCCGATAACATTCCTCATACTCGTCTCTCTTATGGAAGAAGAAGTCGATCAGTTGGGCTAAAAGACTCTTAGGTGATTTGACGAACTTGAAGACCTTCCCCTTGTACTCGATAGTATAGCAGGGTCCGGTATAATTCTCATCCCGATAAGTCTCGGGACCGATGTTGAACGCCTTGATCAGAGATGGGTATTCCCTATTGAAGTCGAACTGGACTATGAAAGAATATTCTCCCGGTACAGGTTCAACAACTACAGCTCCAAGGTATGAATCTTTACTCTTTTTCGCCTTGAACGCCGTACTTAAAGCGATCTTACCGCTGATGAATCTCATGAGGGCGGTGTCTAGGACCCGGTAGTTAAGAAGGACCTCATGGAATAGGGCACCGAATTCTCTCCTAAGGTCGTCGAACATCTCGATCAGTTCATACTTGTCGTCTAATGCCTTCAGGATCAAGACGTCGTTAACATTCCTTCTGAATAGGACGTCCGGGTCATTATCCCAGATCCATTGAGTAGGTTTCTTAAGAGGCACCTTCTCTATGGCCAACCCCTCCTCTTCAGATATTGCACCTAGGGCGTAAGATCTTAATTCGGCATCAGTGAACCTCTTGAATGCCTTCATTAGGTCGAATAGGATCCTGCCCTTAATCCGGTAAGGCAGACGTTTCCAACTGAAACTGCGGAATGGACTCAAGGTCTTTGGATCTAGGTGTTGTTCTAACATTCTCTGAGTCCATTTGACTATATCATACCGGTCCAGATTCCAAGCGGAGAATAGATCAGGATCTAACTCGTTGACTAGTCTTACTAGGGCCTCTAAGAGCAGACCTTCATTCTTGAAACCCATGATTAGGTGCCTCTTGTAAGCGACCTTGAAACCGTAATGGAAGGCATCCCGTCTAGACTTGGGCCACTTGGGATTGACGACTAAGAGGGTGTAAAGGGTGTCATTATAGTTGTCATGGAAGCTCATAATCGGTATAGGATCCTCTTTCTTTGGACCGGAACCACACTGTTTAGTCGACAGGGCTTCAAAGTCCAGATGCCATTTCCTCAGGTTGATGACGAAGTCAATCGGGGTTAACTTTCCATCTCTACCGATGTTCACTCCCGACTTTATCCCCTTGTCGATCAAGAACCTTATGGGGAGCATAGTCGGCATGGCCAAGTCCGCCTCATAGGAGAAGACCGGCCCTGATAAAGAAGTCTTGCCGTACTTGATCAGAAACTTGATGACGTCGAGAGAACATAGACTATCGGTCAGGATCAGTTTAGTCAAGGCCTTCTTGTTTAGGGACCTGACCTTAGTCCCCCCAAAGTCCCTGACCCACTTGCTCAGGGAATAACCCTTCTGGTCTTTGATCCGAATATAATCCTCTTCGGTCAGGTACATGTAAGGCCAGAATATAGTCCTCCACATCCTCTTCTTACCGGTCTCATCCCGCCCTATTAGGACTATAGTCGGCATCTTCTGCTTGTTCTTCTCGACCATGAGAGTTTCAGCTGTAATAATGCCAAGTTTTGTCATAATTAAACCCGATAATTTTTTGGTTGAGTTCTACGTGATTTTCTTTTATAATCCCTCGTTTGTTGATGCCTTTTCTCCCGAAAATTTAAATCAGTATGGTAACGATCATTCAGATGTCTTTGTCTATGAATAGCAGATCTAATCCATGTGCGAACCCAATGACTCATTGAAACATCTCTAGTTTTAAGAAATTCTTTGAATTCTTTTGGAACATAAATTGTTATTCTTTCCAAGTTTAATCCCATTTGATTTCTCGTATGATTAGAATCTCTTGTCGTTTAGTCCATTCTTCCTCAAGAATTTTAAGATGGTAAATGAACCTTACACCCTCAACCTCATTAATCATGAAGATACCGGCGTACATGGTCCTCCATTCTAATCCATATTGTAACCGGGTTAGACGGGCGACTATAGTCTTCAATTTAGAGACCAGACTAGGGCAATGATAGATATGATAGATTGCTTCTCTCATTTTACTCAACTTCATTAGATTGAAATAGGATGGTCAATAAATGGGGATATGAGAGTGACTAATCTAGCCACCCTTCAACCGTTTCTTCGTCTCCAAGTCCTTCCGTTGAGGTGTTCGCTTTAGGTGTCGGGACTACCGGGTATATTCCGACCGCATTGATGATGACGTCTCCGTCCACTAACTTCTCTGTTTCTTGGTCCTTATACTTGCTCCTCTTGGTCTTCCCGAAGACGTAGACCTCGCTTAACTCACCAAAGTCTACAGCGACTTGTTCCGGTATGAGAACCCTAACAAGTTCATCTTCATTGTCCGGGTTCATTAAACCCATCCATACCGCTCCGAATGGCGTTGGTCTGTCCGTGTTGATCCATGCGACTACTCCCTTGACGAATATCCTTCTGTCCCAAGCGTCCTTGAAGTTCTCGTGGTGCTTGTCGACGTCCTTGATTGCCGTCCATTGGTCCTTGACTTTGACCTTCTTGCCCTCCACTTCTATAGTATGTTCGCCTAGGGTCTCGTCTATGATCTTCCTTACGTTCCAATTCTCCTTTATAGCTTTGAAGACGCTCATCGACTCTTCGGCAGAGGATGAACCCAATTTAATGTCCTCATCTGTCTCTTCCCTCACTATAACGGTGACTTGGCATGGGGTATAGAATTTGACCTTGTTCCATCCTCTCGCCAGACGGTTATCTCCCGTCTGCAGTGAACCCCACTTGAAGGTCTTCTCTCCGTTATGCTTGAAGAAGCCGAATAGGGTGCGGTCTAGGACGTGCAGGTTCGGGTTAAGGGGTTTAAGGTGATTAGGGTTGGGCCTACCATAGAGTTTATCTCTCTGGTCCAAGATGTGGTTTTCACCGTCGACCATTTGGGCCTCCTGTGCCGCCTTAATCCCATTCTTGTCTATGAAGGCCTTGACTTGCCTACGTACCTGTTCTGCCTTGTCCCAGATGCCCATGTCGCCGGCAATGATTCCAGAGACGGTTATAGTCTCCTTCTTCTTTCTCAGGGGAGCATTCTGCTTCAACTTGACCCGACGGTAGTTGTTCATGACGGCAAAGACGGCCAAGTGACCGGCATTCGACAGGCCGACATCAGTGATATTCTTGTATTCCTTGTCCCATTCCTCTAGGACGGAATCGACGGTCTTCTTGTTGGCCTTGGCTATATTCCGTAAACGTTCCATGTCCTCTTCTGATATGTCTCTCACTTTTCCACCCTCAACAGTCTTTTTCTTTGTCATTCATTCACCTCCTTTTCCGATCGTGATTAACTGAATCACTTTCAACCGGAACATGGAAAAGATCCCATTCTTCCCCTTCATTGTACTTCCATCTTCCGGATCCTTTGAATAGGGAAAGAAGACCAGCACCTACTAAAGTGTCTAGATATTCCCTAACTGTAGAGTCTTTAACACCCATCTGTACCTTGAATTTTTCAATGATTTTCTGCATTGTAAGGAAAGAACCTTTACGGACCTCTTTAAACATGGCTGCTAATTCAAGGTACCTCTCCCTCAATTTTACGTTTGGGTCATTGTGGTCCAGACCAAAGAATGAACCGATAGAAAGATTCCTTTCATAGAATGTCTTGCCACAATTTCTGCACTGAAACCTTTGTCTCAGACCATTAGATGACGGGACCATTCCGGCCTTTACGACTCGGAATTGACCACAGTCAGGACATTTAACGTTTTCTTGTTTTCTTGTCACAGCACACACGCTCGTATATGTCTTTTAATGCTCCTCGACCTCTCCTCCACGGAAGACTTGAGTCATCAATTTCCTAGATCTGGACGGGAGGCCATGAACCGATTTAAGTTCCTCGTCTAACCGGAAGATGTCCATGATCACTAAATCCTCTAAAGGAATAACGTCGAGGATCTTCTTCGCCGTCTTGGGTCCGACGCCTTCTATGCACTGGAGCATTTCCCAGAGGATTTCCTTAGGGGTAGAGTGTTTCTTAACGGCGGCAGGTGGAATCCTACCGCTCCTTCCTATTCCCTGCTTAGTGAACAGGTGACCTACCGCCAAAGCAGTCTCTTCCATTCCCAGAGTGAATATCGT